AACTCTTGAAGATTTTTATAGGACTGGTATTGGGAATGTTCGTATTGACCATCCTTTACCACATCCATTTGAACATTAAAGGGATATATCTTGACCAGAAAGTTTTGATTGAGCGACTTTCTCCTTGACTTTTTTTTAATTTCGTGTATACTATGATTAGTTGAATATTGGCTTGGGCTTAAATAGCTATGAGCCGAAGCGTCCTAAAATCCGCTTTTTTTATTAAATGGCGTTTTAACTGACGCTTTTTTTATATGTATTTTTCCTCAACCAACGGCAAGCAGGTAACCTATATTTCCACAGACGAAGCTGTGGATTTCCCCACTGAATTTGACTTTGCCTTGGAGTTTCTGGGTTATAGCTGGGTATGGGGACTGGAAATGTTTAAGGAGATTGTCGTTGGAAAAGCATTATGAAAATACCTGTTAAAGTAATTCTTGAAAAGAGTATTTTAAAAATTGCGCTTAGATATTGAAATGTAAGCACAATTCAGTTAACCGCCGTGTTCAGGTTCTTTCGGCGATAAATAAAAGAATCTGGTCGTCCGTGTTTCGCTCCCTCTCAGCTAGGCTTTCAGTTATTTCGTTAACTGAGTAGCTGGAAACTAGCTGGGAGCGAATGAAAACCACCCTCACGGAATGATAAGGGAAGCCGAGAGTCTTCGCCACAGAATAACTGATAAATAAGTTTTAAAAAAATTACTGCATTGTATGAGAGTAAGAAGGGTGGAATAACGCTTAAACAAGCAATAAAAATAAGTTTAATGTACAAAAATGGGAAGAAAGACTTTAACTGATGAATTACAAATTACTCGGCGTTACGCAGATTTATCCGAGAAAGCTTTTAAGCTAATAAAAAAGAAGCTGGAAAGTGAAGAAAAATCTGAGCAGAACTTCGCACTTGATTGGTTAAAAGGGGGTTTCGCTAAGATGATACCTCAAAAAATCGGTGGCGATAAGGAAAATCCCGTAGAAGTTTTAGTGAGGTTTATTGATGGACACCCCGAAAACAAGCCAATAGAATAAAATGCCAACAGGAATTTATAAAAGGACACCAGAACATACAAAGCAAGAGAAAAAGATATTAAACAAGACAAAGTTTTGACATTCAATGGGTTTAATGTTTATAGGTTTTGGGAGTATGAGATAAAAAAGTCGGTTGAAGATTGTGTAAATAGGTTAAATTTTTTAAATGGAAAAGAGGACAATAGAAATTCCGGTTGAATACAAAGAATTGTTCTCAGGTTGGTGGCGGGAAGCGGCGGTTTATGGCGGCAGGTTCAGCTTAAAATCACATACAGTAGCCAGGTATTTGCTTATACAGGCAAGGCTGAAAAAGACCAGAATAGCGTGTTTTAGGGAATTTCAGAACTCCATAGCCGAAAGCTCCCATCAGTTGCTTTCAGATTTAATTAAACACTACGAACTAACGGATTTTGAGGTTATCCATAACTCAATAATTAATAAGTTAAATGGTTCGGATTTCTTATTCAGGGGGCTTTACCAGAACGAACAAAGCATTAAATCCATTGAAGGTATAGACATAGCTTGGGTGGAAGAAGCCCAAACAGTAACCCAGCAAAGCCTTGAAATACTTACGCCGACTATCCGTAAGCCCGGGTCAAAGTTAATTTTCACCTATAACCGATTATTTGAAGACGACCCCGTGCATACAAGATTGGTGATTGAAGGACGGCCTAATACCTTAATAATAAATGTAAATTATGATATTGCGGAAAAATACGGGATGTTGCCGGATGTGGTTAAACAGGAGATTGAGGATGACAGGATTAAAAGACCCGGACTTTATAAACATAAATGGTTAGGCGAACCCAGTAGCACGGAAACGCGGATTTACAGGGATTGGGCGATAATTGACGAGATACCCCATGAAGCGAGGCTGGAAAGAACTGGGCTGGACTATGGCTATACCAATGACCCTACGGCAATAGTGGATATTTATTACTATAATGGCAGCTACATATTTGACGAGATAGTTTTTCAGAAAGGACTAAGTAATGCCCAAATCGCCGCCATCCTTAAGAACAAAGAGCGTCAAGCCCCTGTTGCTCCAGATAGCGCGGAGCCAAAGTCTAACGATGAACTCCGTAGTTACAATATTACAATCCTTGATGTCCCAAAAGGCAAAGATTCGGTTAGGCAGGGCATCCAATGGGTGCAAGATAAGCGTTGTTTTATAACCAAGCGAAGCGTCAATATTATCAAGGAATACCGCAATTATTGTTGGCTTACAGACAAGGATGGAAAGATACTGAATGAACCAGACCACACCTGGAGTCATAGCATGGATGCCCTACGCTACGGGATGCAAACTTTAAGGCCGATGGAAGAGGAAACAGTGCGGGCCCAGAAGCGGCTATTTCAGCTTAACGAGGCCTCCCAAATTTATAACTCAACAAGATAAAAAGCTGGTGGAGAACATAAACTCAAATGTCTGCCCAAAATTTAAGCACCCAGCGGTGGATTAAGGCCCAGGGCACGAATGTTACTGCCCGAGCGCAGGTTACGACCAGCCAGGCGGTAGTCCATGCTGTGGTGGTTAATTCCAATACCGGCGGGTCTTTTCGTTTGGGTAACGGAACTTTAACCGCCGTTACCTGGCTCACTGGAACATATACGCCAACTACTGCCACTTCCAGCGTAGTTTCGCTCAATGAATTGGAGTTTACCAGCGGTGTTTTCCTGGAAACAGGAGGCACGGTAAACCTGACCGTAATTTATAACAGTCTTATCTAATGGACAATATTTGCTCAATAGTCAGGGATATGGAAAGCCAATACGTTGAAGGCACGACAACCCTGTCCAAATACGTGGACTTTGGGATGTATGAAGTGCTTAACACGATTGACGCCTACCTGGCTTCCAAGCATATTAGCGGCAGCAAGGACGCTTTGGGCAGAGAAAAGCCGTTTTTCAATATCGTAGTCGCCGCCCGTAATATCTGGTTTCGGGCTACCGATATTGACCGCAAGGACATTGTGTTAAGGGTTACGGAATCCTCGCAGGTAATTATGACCTTAGCGGCGAATATCCTGCTAAGGCGCTGGATGAAGAAAAACAACTTTGGACAGGTATTGAACGATTGGGGCAGGACTTTGGCCGGTTATGGCTCGGCAGTGCTGAAATTCGTGGAAAAAGACGGGGAATTGATGATATCCCTTATCCCCTGGAACCGGCTGATTGTTGACGCCATTGATTTTGAAAACAACCCCCAGATAGAAGTGCTGGAGTTTACCCCCTCCCAGCTTAAGAAACAGGAAGGTTATGACCAGGAAGCGGTGAATTCGCTGCTTGATTCCCTTCAGTCGCGGGAAACCACCGGCGGAAGCAAAAAGGACAACAAGGCGGGATATATCAAAGTTTACGAAATCCACGACAAATTTCCTTTAGCCTTCCTTACCGGCAAAGAGGGTGATGAAGACAAATATACCCAGCAAATGCACGTAGTTTCATTTGTCAGGGGAGATTTTGACCGCAGCAGCCGCAGTTACGAATACAAGGACTTCACGCTATACAGCGGCAAAGAGAAGCAATGCCCATATTTTAAGACAGATTTGATGAAAGAGGACGGCAGAACGCTGGGCAAGGGCGCGGTAGAAAACCTGTTTGAGGCGCAGTGGATGGTTAATCATTCGGTCAAGCTGGAAAAAGACGTGCTGGATTTGGCTTCTTTGCTGATTATGATGACGGCTGATAAGAATTTAGTGGGAATGAATGTCTTGGAAAGTTTGGTAACCGGTAATATCCTTATCCATGAGGAAAATAAGCCTATTACCCAGCTTAACAACCAGCATGACATTACGCAGATAGCCAGTTTTGGGATGATGTGGCAGAGGGTAGCGCAGGACATTACGGCCACTCCTGAATCTTTGAGGGGTGATTACGCGCCTTCAGGTACGGCTTGGCGACAGGTGGAAGCCCTGCGGACGGAATCACATTCCCTGTTTGAGATAATGAAGCAGAATAAGGGATTGGCGATTGAGGAAATGCTAAGGAGGTTCGTTATTCCC